ATCGCAAAAGCATTTTGTAAATTATATTATAAACAACAAGAAACCATGCAGGTTATAGGTATTCCAAATGGCAACTAAAACGATTACTTTTGACCCAACCTCTGGAGTTCCATATGGAGTTAACTTAACGATATACGGTGGAACAGATTTTTCTGCTACATTTAATGTAAAAACTACATCAAGTGCTGCATTTGATTTAACAAGTTATACTGGATCTGCAGCAATTTCAAAAAGTGTTGCAGTTGGTGCCACTCTCGGAATTACAACAGCATTTACTGTTGGATTTACTAGTGCTTTTGATGGTACAATGAATCTTTCTTTAACGGATACTCAAACTAGAAATCTGACAGAGGGAAGATATGTTTATGATGTATTAGTTACTCTTGGATCAACAACATATCCATTGGCTCGTGGAAATGTTTATGTTTACAATCCAGTTTCTTCTTGACCCTAAATACATTTAGGAAACTTGTGAATAAATGGCACAACCAGCAAGTAGAACAGATTTAATCAACTATTGCAAAAGGCAACTGGGTGCTCCAGTGCTTGAGATTAATGTTGCCGATGAGCAAATGGATGATCTGGTTGATGACGCATTACAATATTTTCATGAAAGACATTTTGATGGTGTAGTGCAAACTTTTCTAAAATATAAGATAACTCAAGAAGATATTGATAGAGGAAGATCAAGAGGAAATGATAAAGCAGTTGGAATTGTAACTACAACCGCATCATCCACAATTGATGGTTCTTCAGTAACATTTTCTTTTGAAGAAAATAGCAACTATCTTCAGGTTCCTCCATCAATCACTGGAATCAATAAAATATACAAGTTTGATGGAACAAACACTGTAACAAACAATATGTTTAGTGTTAAATATCAAATGTTTTTAAATGACATATACTATTGGGGATCTACTGAGATCTTAACATATGCTATGACCAGAACATTTCTTGAAGATATGGATTTTCTGTTAAACACTGAAAAAATGATAAGATTTAATAAGAGGCAGGATAGATTATATCTGGATATTGATTGGGGATCAGTTGTAAAGGATGATTATATAATTATTGATTGCTATAGACTTCTTGATCCAAATGATTTTTCAAGAGTTTGGAATGACTCTTTCCTCAAGAAATATTTGACAGCACTTGTAAAAAGACAGTGGGGACAAAACTTAATTAAGTTTCAAGGAGTCAAACTTCCTGGAGGAATAGAACTTAATGGAAGGCAAATATATGATGACGCAGAGAAAGATTTGGAAATCATCAGAGAACAAATGTCTAATACATATGAACTTCCCCCATTAGACATGATAGGTTGATCTCATGCTAAATCCATTTTTTACTCAGGGTACAAAAGGTGAGCAAAATCTTGTTCAGGATTTAATTAATGAACAACTGAGAATGTATGGTGTTGAGGTTTTTTACCTTCCCAGAAAATATTTAACAGAAAATACCGTTATAAGAGAGGTAGTGCAATCAAAATTTGATATGGCATTACCTCTTGAGGCATATGTTAACAATTTTGATCAATATGAGGGAGCAGGTGCTTTATTATCAAAATTCGGTGTTCAAGTAAATGAAGAAATAAGACTCACAATATCAAAAGAGAGATTTGAAAATTATATAACTCCTCTGATTGAAGATCAATCAAACATAAAATTATCAACTAGACCAAAAGGTGGGGATCTTATCTGGTTTCCTCTGGATGATAGAATCTATGAAATAAAAGATGTTGAGAGGGCAAGACCATATTATCAACTTCAAAGTCTTTATGTATATGAACTTTCTTGCGAACTCTTCCGTCTTGAAGATGAGGTTATTGCAACTGGAGTTTTAGACATCGATAATAATCTTGTAGGAGAGGATGGTGATTATGATGGACTTTCTGCAGATGGAATAAACAGCATTCAGGGACAAACACAAACTCTTACTCTTGTTGGTTCTGGAGTGACCGCAACTGCTACGGCAGCTATCTTTGATGGTGGTGTTAGATTCTTTACTGTTACTAATAGAGGAGGTGGATACAGTAGTGTTCCTACAGTTGGAGTCTCCTCTGCACCTACAGGTGGAACGACTGCCATCGGTATTGCTACCATGATTGGTGGAATTAATGTATGCAATCTTAATGCAAATCCACGTTTACAATCAGTTCAAGCAGTTAATGTAGCTCTTTCTGGATCTGGATATACTTCTGCACCCGGTGTTAGATTTATTGGTGGAGGAGAAGGTGGAGCAGGTGCAGCAGCAACAGCAACTATTGGGGATGGTGTTGTTGGTATCATTACAATTACCTCCGGTGGTGGAGGATACACCGTAACACCAACAATTACATTTACAAATGAAATATTTGAAAGTGGAGTTACAACAGTTTCAGCTGCTGCAACTGCAGTTGTTAGTGCTGCAGGAACAATCTCTGCAATCTATTTGACAAATACTGGTGCAGGATACTCTGTAGCACCAACAGTTGTTGTTGCGAATCCATTAAGTTCTGGATCTGGAACTTTCCAGTTCAACGAAATTGTAACAGGATCTTCTAGTGGAACAACCGCAAGAGTTAGAGTTTGGAACTCTACGACCAATGTTCTGGAAGTTGCAACCGTATCTGGAGAATTTGCTGTTGGAGAAAACATTGTTGGATCTACATCTGGGGCATCGTATGCATTAAGAACGATTGATGTTAATCCTGCAGATGACGGATTTGCAGATAATATTAATATTGAAACGGAAGCAGATGCAATTATAGACTTCTCTGAACAGAACCCATTCGGTATGCCCTAAATAAAAATATCTTAAAATAAAGATATTGTAGGACTTAGAAATGTTTGAGTATTTTTACAACGAAATTTTGAGGAGAACCATTATATCTTTTGGCACACTCTTCAATAATATTTCAATTAAACATCAGGACTCTTCTGACAACGTTGTTAGTGTTGTAAAAGTTCCTCTTGCATATGGTCCTACTCAAAAGTTTTTGGCAAGAATTAATCAATCTCCAGATCTGAACAAACCTTTTGCCGTTACTTTACCCAGAATGTCTTTTGAATTTATTGGGTTGACTTATGATCCAAGCAGAAAAGTAACAACTACATCGACTTTTACTGTAAAAGATCCGAACGACGGAACTGAGTCTAAAAAGTCATATATGCCAGTTCCATACAATATGCAGTTTGAGTTGTCCATCATGAGTAAACTCAATGATGATGCACTTCAAATTGTTGAACAAATTTTACCATATTTTCAACCAGCATATAACTTAACCGTTGAACTGGTGGAGGCAATTCAAGAAAAAAGAGACATTCCAATCGTGTTAGAAAATATCACGATGCAGGATGATTATGAAGGAGATTTTAGTCAAAGAAGAGTTCTTCTTTATACTTTAAGGTTTACTGCAAAAACATATCTGTTTGGTCCTACAAGCAGTGCTACCAAAGATATTATCAAAAAGGCTACTGTCAGCTATCTTACTGGCACAGATATTACAAATACTACAAGAGAAGTATCTTACTCTTCAGAACCAAGAGCAATTAAGTCTTATACTGGAGATCCAGTAACAACACTGGCAAAAGACATATCAAAAACAACAACCATCTTTGAAGTTGCAGATGCCAGTGGTCTTACTGCAAAAACATATATTGATCTTAATGGAGAAGAGTTGTTTATCAAGTCTATCTCTGGAAACAAACTTACAGTTGTTAGAGGAGCAGATAATACAACCATCACAGATCACCTTAATGGTGAACCAATTTACACTATTACTGCAGCAGATGATGCTCTTATCCCAGAGGGAGATGATTTTGGATTTAGTGGTTCGTTATGATGAAAATGACAAAAAGTTTTGATGAATTAAATGAAACTTTCAACACTTCAGATGATATTGTTCATCCAGAAGTTGTGGAAAAGAAAATTGATAAAATAAAAGATTCTGTTGATGATATTAGAAAAGATTATAATTATACAAGAGGTAATTTATACTCTCTTATAGAAAAGGGTCAGGAAGCAATCAATGGTATTCTTGAACTTGCACAAGAAAGTGAAATGCCAAGAGCATATGAAGTTGCTGGGCAGTTAATTAAAAATGTCGCAGATGCAACAGATAAACTTTTAGATCTTCAGAAAAAACTAAAAGATGTTGAAGAAGAGAAGCAAGTCCGCGGACCATCAACAGTTAACAATGCATTATTTGTTGGATCGACTGCGGAACTGGCAAAAATGTTAAAGGACGGACTAAAGGAAGATCCTAAATAATATGAAAGGGAGAGAAATCCCGAAGTACTAAGGTTACTAATAAAATGTCTAAGGAAGATTTACCTTCTATTGAAGATTTTGCTGAAGATAACAGCAACTTGCCATCAATTAATGATTATCTCACAGAAGAGAATGCAGAGGAACTCCCTTCTGTTGAAGATTACATTGAGAAAGAAAAAGAGATATTAATTGAAGCAACACAAACTATACAAGATGTAAATGGAGAAACTTTTGCAGAGGTAAAAGATATTGTTCCTCCATGGCCAGAATTGATCAGGATGATCAATAATATCAGAGAGGAAATTCCTGATATTCCAGAAATTAAATATTACGACAAAGAACTTGAGGAACTTTCTGAGCAAATTAGTAGTCTTCCAGAAGTTAGATATTATGATAGGGAAGTAGAAGCAATATGTGATCAGATTGATCTTATTAGAGAACAGGTCAAGGATTTACCAGAAGTAAAATATTATGATGAGCAAGTTGATGCTATTGAAGATAGAATTGATAGTCTTCAAACTGAAGTAGCAAATCTCCCAGAAGTCAAGTATTATGACTCTGAGATTGAAGCAATCTGCGAGGCTATTGATGCCGTAAAAGCA